GATATAGATATAGATATAGATAAGGAGCAAAAGCTCCAATCAGATGTATATGAAGAAATCATCAAATATCTAAATGAGAAAACAGGTTCTCACTTTAAACCTACTAGTAAATCAACTCAAAGACTAATCAATGGTCGTTTAAGCGAGAATTACTCAATAGATGATTTTAAACATGTTATTGACGTAAAAACTCTTGAGTGGAAGAATGACTCCAAAATGTCCAAGTATTTAACTCCAGATACATTGTTTAATGCAAGTAAGTTTGAAAAATACTTAAATCAGAAGATGCCTTCGAGTGCATCAACTCAACAGCAAGACGAAAGGTTAGGGTTTTAATGCATCAGGATTATGAAGTAGGTTCAACTAGTGAACCAAAAATATGTAATAAGCACGGATCCAAGATGATCACTGCAAAAGTCATGATTGATGGATCCCAGAAATCGCTTGACATTTGTCCAGAATGCGAAAAAGAAGAAATCAATAAATTTCAGGAACACTTAAAGCAAGAAGCAGCTATACAGTCCATTCTAGCGAATACATACAAAGTATTTTATCGTGAGAGCATCTATTCCAAGGAGTTGGAAGATAAAACACTTGATAATTACGATGCTGGAAATAAGCGGTGTGAACAAGCTTTGAACTTCTCAAAAAGGATGTTGCGAGATTATCTGAAGTACGAAACAGGAAATGTGATCTTAAGCGGTCCTCCAGGAGTTGGCAAAAGCCATTTATCCATTGGAATAGCTAAAGCATTAAATGAAAAATTTAAAGAATGCAAGCAACCAAAGAGTGTGCTATTCATTTCGACTTCTGCGCTCTTTTCAAAAATTGAAGAAAGTTTCAATAATCGAGGAGACTTCACAGAAAGTTATGCTGTAAATCTACTGAGCAACGTTGATTTTCTTTTCTTTGACGATTTAGGGAAAGAGAGCAGTATGAGTGGGAACCTCAAAGAAGCAAATGAGTGGAGACAACGAGTACTGTTTAAAATCTTGGACAATCGTCAAACAACATTTTTTAATACAAACTTATCGAGTAACGATATTAAAACAATTTACAACAAGGCCCTTGCTGACCGGATCTTCAAGGGCGCAAGCAAACATATTTTTAAATTTCCAGAAACTATGGAAAGTCGGAGGTATTAACGAATGGAAAACAACAAACTAAAAGAGCTAATTTCAAAAGTTCAAAAATGGTTCTATGATCGCAACTTACACACGCAAGAACCAAATAAGCAATTTCTAAAACTCTATGAAGAAATTGGTGAGCTATCAAGAGGCATCGCTGAAAAAGATGAAGAAGTAGCTAAAGACAGTATTGGTGACATCACTGTTGTATTGATTGGCTTAACTCTTCAACTAGGAATTAACACAAAAGAAATTTTCCCGGAACAAGAAAAATTTATTTTATCAGAAGCTGCAAAGACAGAAGATTACTTTGTATTAATGATGGATCAAGCTTTGGCATCATATTTCAACCGGCAAGGCTATCAGCTTAAAAGTGTAGTACATGAGTTGATGCGAATCTCTCAAATGCTCAACTATGATTTTGTGGAGTGCTTAAATAAAGCCTATGAAGAAATCAAGGACCGCAAAGGGAAATTGGTTGACGGAATTTGGATCAAGGAGGAACGACTAAAATGAAAGAACGGTCATTTGAACAGATTTTAGAAGAGATGAATGATTCAGTGAACAAGCCAAATCACTATTGTGGTGAATATGGTCTGGAATCCATTGATGTCATCCGGAACTTTGCAGGAAATTTGAAAGGAGTCCAAGGCTTCTACTGGGGAAATACTATCAAGTATCTATGTAGATTCCAGAAGAAGAACGGGCTTGAAGATTTGGATAAGGCTAAGAAATATCTTGAGTGGCTTATTGAAGATTTGAAGCGTGAGGATCTTGAAAAGACAGCGATTGTCAAACAGGAGTGATAGTTATGAGATATTATACGAAAAATCAAATGGATCACTTTCGTCAACAACTGCAATTGTTGATTTTAGGGAAGGGTCTCACTCGCAAAGAACTCTCTAGAAATCTTTATCGTGGTGAACAGACGATACAAGAGTGGATCACGAAAGACGACATCAATCCCAACCATATCCAAGAATTGTGTGAGTATTTCGGTATTGAGGAAAAAACATTGATGGGCGATCCGGAAGAACTTGCTGATTACAAGCTATATGATCGTGATAAGTATATCTGTACAGGGACTTTAAAAGAATTAAGCAGAATTACTGGAAAAGATAGTGCATTACTCAAATATTACATCCACTTAAACGAACAGGGACGAAATGCAGGACATCTAAAACTAGAAAGGGTAAAAGAAGATGAAACGTAAAATCGATTGGCTAATCATTAACTTGGTATTGCTGGCAGGAGTTACATTGGTAATTGCCATCAATCTCAACTCCAGATTGCTTGAACAAAAAAAAACAATTAAGGATATGCAGTGGACCATTCAAGAGCATGAATTAAGTATTCAACGTTTTGCTGAACAAAACACTGCACAAGAGGTAATCCTAAACAAATTAAATCGGGAGTACCAAGCGCAGGAACGAAAGAAAGCAGAAGCAGTTAAAGAAGCCGCTGAAATGAATAATGTTGGAGGATAATAATGATCAACAATGTGACCCTTATTGGTCGGTTAACAAGAGATGC